GCTGGTACAAATTTAGAAACGGTTCTGCCTAAAAGATCATCATAGTAAACTTTTTTGAATGCAGAACCGCTAAGAGGGAGATAAAAAAGCATTTGATCAAATTCTGGTTCGTACTCTTTCATCACATCCATGAGTTGATAGTTCATGAATTCTTTAACTCTGTTTGCTTGGTCATTCTTTTGTGGAGTCGGTGCTCCAACAGTTCTTGTTCTTACAGGGCCATCTGCAGGTAACAATTCTTTAAATGCCAATGCTTGAAATTGTGTAACTGCTTCAGCAAGCACAGGATGCGTGGCACCACTTGCACCTTGGAAAGGTTCTGTTTTTTGTTCATACTTAAATCCTAAAAGGTCTAAACCTTTTGAGTAAGTATCTTCCCAATCTTTTCTTGAAGCTTTGTAGTCTGTATAATTTTGTACTAACTCTGAACCAAGAGGATTTAATGTTTCCTCCGGCAATAACTCGGCTAAATTATCAAAATGACTTTCACTTTGTTCTTGGTTAAATGCTCCCGGTTCAAAATTAATTTCAACACCACCATCTTCCGTAGGTGTGATTTCAGTTTCACCTGCGTTTGGTAAGTCTTCTTGAATTTCTATTTGTCGTTCTATTTGTTCTTCTACCCCAGGTATCTCAACCTTTTTGTTTGGTAGACTTTTGTCTATTGCCATGTTTTTTCTCCAATTTTACATCTTTAACAGTATTATAATTAATATTCAAGCCTTCTGATTGCGGCCCTGATTTAGGGGGCACAGTGGTCGTTAATTTTTTATATTTACTAGGGTGTTTAAATACGAACGTCATTACCAATAATATGAGTACTTTCTTCTAGGTTGTGGTTCATCTTGATAGTCGTCTGGATGATTAATTAGTCCACCATCTCTAAATCTCATGATTGCTTGGGTGGTGGAGTCAACCAAATCATCATGTTCACCATATGGAAACGCAGCGCACTCTTCAATTACTTCTTGTGCAAATTCTCTGTCTTTGGGTGCAAATATTCGACCCGACTCAAACAGGGGTGCAACAGAGTTTACTCTTGCATGTTTATCATTTCCACGGTTCGGTGTAAAGTCTGCAACTGGAATTCCCATTTTTCTTAATTCAAATATCAAAGGAAGTCCTGCAGCTTTAGCTTCAATTAAAACTGTTTCAGGTTTCCAATACATATATTGTTCATATGCAATTCTTTTTAGTTCAGGAAATTCATATCTACCTTTTAAAGAATCTATTAATATAATGGATTGAGGTGAGTCTTCATTTTCTCTAAATACTCCCCAAGTTGTAATTGCAGAATAATCGGCAGTTTGTTTTTTTAAAAACGCTGTATCATAAGATTGTATCACATGTTCTAACATTGGAAGTTCTCCTTCCCAATCTTTCCACCACTCTCGTTTGATCAAAGCTCCTTCGTCCGAGGTTGGGTTTTGCATGTATTGTGCATTCCATTTATTAACACCTGCAGATGCTTTCACAGCTTCTAAGTCTTCTAATTTCCAATACTCTGGCCATACAGGTTTGTTCGAAGGTAAGATTGCAGGGAACTCTACTATTTCCCATTTATCCGCTTTCTCTTCTTTCTGTGCATTCAATAACATTTCGGTTAAATCTTTTTTACTCCATCTTGTCATAACCAGAATTATTCTTCCTCCTGGTTGTAAACGTTGACGTGGTCCTGAAGTATACCACTCCCAAGTTTTTTCAAATGCATTAGGAGAGTTTACATCTTGCTCGGAATGTGGGTCATCAATAATGAGTAGATCAGCACCTCTCCCGGTCACCGCACCTTGGACCCCGACTGCAAAGTATTCACCCTTTTGTTCCGTGTTCCATCGTCCTGCTGCCTTTGAGTCTTCTTGAAGTCTAGTTGCAAAAAGATCTTGGTATTCTTTTGAATCAATCAAGTTTTTAGTTTTACGGCCAAAGGACACTGCAAGTTCTGCTGTGTGGGTTGCTTGAATAATCTTTAAACTCGGATAACGGCCAATCATCCACGCAGGTAAAAAATAAGATGCGAACTCTGACTTTGTATGTCTAGGAGGCATATTAATTATAAGACGAGTAAGCTCGCCACTTGCAACACGATTAAATTTATCAGAAATAATTTTGTGGTGTTGACCTTCAACGAACTGTGGCCACATCCTTTTAACAAAGGTTAAAAAATCGTTTCTCGCAGCTTCTGCCTTCTGATTTTCATAACCTCGAAGTATGTCTGCCTTCAGTCTTTCTCTAACCTGTACATCAGGTATTTTATTTATCTGGTCTATTGTTAGTTTCATATGGAACCAAAAAAGTATTTTATAGGATAAATTATACAAATCAAGCTATATAGGGTATATGTTAGGATCCCTTTTGCAAAAAGGGGGATCGATAAAAATAAAAAGTTCAAATTTTCAAAACGCATTGGTACCTCTATGAGGGGGGAGAGATCGGGGTGGGTCCCGCCCACATGCTCTTCTCTCTACAATCTTGGGGTGTATGCAATAGCTGCATACACCCGTAAGTTTTATCTCTCTTTTAAAAAAGCAATTAGCAATTGTTTAACAACAGCTGCTTTTGAAACTCCCATCATTTTAGAATAATCAGTTAACTTTTGATTTAACTCTACTCCAAGATTTATTCCAAACATACTTCCTTTAGGTTTTCCATAATCTCTACTGCTATCGATTATACTTTTTTCTATATGATTACTATCCATGACTAACCTCGAGCCACGTTCCATCTCGCTCGACCGAAACAATTTGATCAGAGTATACTGAACCATGCTCATCGAACATTCCAATCTCAGAACCATTAGACCAAATCAAAATAACTTTTTTTAATCCTTTACCTTGCTTTGGACTTTCCATTAGTTTACCCGTGATCGGTGTTCCAAGTTGATTGGATTTTATTCTATCATTCTTTTTTAGATCTTTATAGTTTATCATTAATCTTCCTCCACTGGTGACCAATAATTATCTCCGATTAATGGTTGAACTATTTTCATTGCTTTTTTTGTAAATGGACAAATGAAATTATTTGTCCAACTAACCTTGCTTGGATTAGTTTCAGTTGTTGCATCAAATACAGAACAAGATTTACTACTAAAACAAGATTTTATTTTATCTTGGTATCTGCTCCATAAATACTGATATTGACCTTTTAACTCTGGATGAAATACTTTTTTATTACCCAGAAACTCCTCAAATGTTGGTGTTTTCATTTTTTCTCCTTTGTTATGTATAGGATAATATATTATTTTGTATTAGTGTCAATACACATTCAACTAAAAAGTGAAATTATTTTTTTATTTTTCTGGGTGGGTCCCGCCCACATGCACTACCCACCGGGTGCTGCATATCTGCAACGCCCGATGTGTTCTTTTTACAACATTAAGAAGCTTTAGCTTCTTGAACAAAGGACTTGTAAAAAACTTGTTGAATTTTATATTGAGTGTGTTTCCAAGAAAATCTCGGAGTTAAACGCTCAATCGAGTCCTTTGCATCGATGTATTTTTTAGCGTCAACCATAAGATCAAAACTTTCAACAACGTCAATTTCAGTTCTGCCGTTGTCTTTGTCTTCGCTTATTCTTAACACTAAAAAAGTAGAGTGTGTATTTTCCATTTTTATTTCTCCTTTCATTTGACTTATATAGGATTTTATATTAAATCTGTCAATAGAAAGGAAAAATAAATATGTTGAACAAAGGAACTAAATTCTTCGTCACGTGGACACCAGAATTTATTAATGGAGAAGATAATCTTCATGGAAAAAGTGTATCGAGACGTGGAACGTGGGACGATAAGAGTAGAATAGGAACAAATAAAAAAACGGGAAAAAAGTATATGACGTTTTGGGACAGAGATAGAGAAAGGTATACAACCGCAAACTCTGAGATTGTCTCAATCACGTTTAACATTTTTCAGAAAGGAGCAAAATGACAGACGATAAATGGATTAAATTAATTGCAAAGCATTTTGTAAATAAAAAAATTGTTTCTGTTAAAATCATGAGTGAGGAAGAAATGGACAATTGTTTTGGAGAAGATTGTTGGCACGCTCGAGCAGTTGCTTTCAAATTGGACAACGGACATTGGTTCTATCCCTCTCAAGATGATGAGGGCAATGGAGCGGGAGCAATTTTTACAACCATGGAAAAATTGCCTTGTGTTCCCGTAATGCACGAATAAATTT